TATGAAGATGTGAATGCGTCATAACCATCAGTATTAGACCACATCATTCTGTTATTGTTGAATACTCTAACCTTCTGATTGGTTCTGGAAGGAAGATGATTCAACAGACGGTTGCTACCGAGAGCAACCTTGTCCAGAGTTTGCAGTTGATCAATACGACCGAAATAATCCTTAGAAGCATATGATTCAGCATACGATGTGCTGGTCTCATAGGTGATGACAGATGGATCTGTGGTTATTAAATCAGGTGAACCATCAGTATGAACTCTCGTATAAACTGCGGTTGTAGTTACAGTTCTAACTGTTGGCGTGGTTATACCAGTCGTTGTATGATGATTTACCTTCTGTCTGTTACCATTCTCACTAGGAGTATATCTATGGGTATTAACAACTGTTGGAGCAGCACCAGAAGGAGCATATGCAGTTCTCTGAACATCATAGGTTCTAGTCTCCACCCATACAGGAACAGTTGCTTGTGTTACAACAGAAGTTCCAGCACCAGAATCAGAAGTGGATGATGATGTGGTGGTTGTTCCGTTAGTTGTTACGGTTGAACCATCACTATAAGTATCAACAGTCGTTGGAGTTGTTGATGTAACTGTCGTGGTTGTGGGGATTGTTGTTACAACAGTATCCACATAATAAGTTCTAGTGTCAGCAACAGTATCAAAAACGTAACGATCTTGTGTTGAGGTTTCTGTTCTTGTACCAGAAGAAGTGCTGGTGGTAACAATAGGAGTGCCAGATGCAGATGATACTACTGTGGGAGTTGATGATGGCGGGGGTGTGGTTACTGTTCCAAACTCATAGATGTCAAGAATTCCATTCTGGTTAGCATCACCAGAGATAAGACCAGCAGAAAGACTTACAGTATAAGTACGAATAACGTTATCTATTGGAGCCCACTCCATCGTTGGAGTTCCATTTGGTTGATATGATTCTGGATCACCTAATGGAATATAAGTGAAGGTATAATCACCAGCAGAAAGACCAACGACATTGAAACCTTGCCAGGTATAAGTGCCACCAGCAGGAGCAATACTAGCATCATAAGGAACAAGTTGTGTTCCGTCAGTAGTGAAATAGTTTGTGTTTGGATCAAGTCCTGCTGGAAGAGTTTGTTCAAGCAGGTTAAACTGATTGATAGTTGTTGTATAACTTGTACCGTTGGCACCTTCAAGTTTTAACTCAGCTTCATTAAACTGCGTACCAACGTGATAGGTTCCATACCAGAATGTTACTCCACCAGTTCCATCACCAACGTAACCAATGGCGTTAGTGTGTGCTTGTGCTGGTAATGCACTTGTTCCCATTAATAAAGCAGACGCTCCAGCAAGCGTCTTCTTAGCGTAAGACATGAAAATCCTCTGTGAGTTCAGTGTGTACTAAACAAAACAAACCGAAGTTATGTTAAAAGTAAAGTAATCACCGAATCGCAGAGGATTCGGGGTATGTAGATTCAGACCAGTTAAGATCAAAATCAGTTATGACTGTATCCTATTTATCCCTTCTTCCATGCTTCGCCTTCTGCCTTGCGGCGTCTTGCGAGACCTGCTTCTACATTTGAACCAGGATTGCGATAAAGATAAAGAGCATCAGGAACTAAGTTCCATTCTCTATTTTTTAGTCTCTTGGTAATGGTATTAAAGTTATCACCACCGTAGAAACCGGCACCCAAGTTATAAGCGAAGGAAAGAAGAGCACCTCGTTGTCCATCAGACATTTCTCCCCAGTGAGGAATCTTTTGAAGTGCAGGAATGAATTGTGATTTGCACTGACTAATCAGTAAATCATCTGCTTCTGCTTGCGTAATCTTATCGCCAAGTTTAAATGGTGAACCATCTTTCTTGCGGGTAGAACCCCAACCAATAGTGATTGGAAGATTACCTGTTAAAGGATCAGGATAAGCCGACAAGTGACATCCCTCAAACTCCTTAATTAATTTGATTCCCATCATAGGAACCTCGCCACTTGCGGCAGCAGGAGCACTACTGCCGCTGGTTACTTTCCCAGTGGTTTACCACAGTGAGGACATGCATCTCCCACAGGAGCAGCAGCGGCAGCAGCAGGAGCAGAACCTCCTTTCTTGCCTCTGTAAATCTCTGCCCAATCAATATTATCTTCCAGATACTTTACTGGGAGATTATCCTCTAACCACTGAACTGCTTTGACGTGATTAGGATTTCTATCGTCATAGAAATTAAAAAAGTTATGAAGGTCGATCCTTGCCATTGTCTTCTCCGAAATACTTTTGATACAGTTGACTTGCTTCTAGGTGCTTACCATTATTTGTAAGATCTTTAATTACTTGTAAGATCTTCCTTTTAAAATTAGTCGAAGATCCTTCCCCAGCCATCGTTACCTCCTGGACACCAGCGGTGCTTTAAGACTGCTTTGGTGTAAATTGTTTTCTTACCATTTTCGACTGGACCACTATAATTATCATTCAATGAACCATATGGATCATTCACATAATACCCCTTTCCGTCTGGGGTTTTACCAATGACGACACACATATGCCCACCAGTAGGTGCAGTGAGAGAACCCCTATGAAGGATGCCAATAACAACTGGCTTCCCAGCGTCCAAACTTTTATCAATATCAGCAAAAGATAGATTGTAACTAAAGTGTGACTTAACGCCATAAGCTGCCAGAACTTTCGTCTGAACGGCGTGATCAGTCGTGTCACCAATCTCAAATACTTTCTTAACATACTCATCGTCGCCTTTAATGCTTCCTGGTTTCAGGAACGAAAGACACATAGCACATGATGAAGAGTTACAAGTTCTATGTGCATCACGATAGTTATCTACTTGATTGTAATAAGGAACTGCAAGAACTTCTGGAACGGGTGGTTTAGTTCTGAAAATACCGACCCATTCTGTTTCTGAATCATCCATGAATTCAGCAGGAAGGTTATCTTCTAACCATTGAACTGCTGCTACATGATTTGGATTTTTGTCGTCGTAATACTTGAAAAAGTTATGAAGATCAATCGTCATCTTCGTCTCCTATAAACTCTAATGAGAAAATATCATGCTCTGGAATTTCTGGATCCAACCACTCACAAAATTCGGATTGAATCGCATGGGCATTCTCAATATTTTCCTCACAAAGAGTATGAATGCGGTCAACTGCCCAATCATGTGTTGTTTGTAGAGTCTGCTCCAAAGTTACCATAATCTTTTCGCATGTAGCGTCCTAGAATATTGCTATTGTAGTACGCTGGCGTTCCATCGTCAAGAGACTCTTTCAACACATTATTTAGAAAAAGTTGTTTCGTTTCTTCATAATTGCAGTCACCTTTTGCTGTATGAAGACTCAGTATTTCTCTACCAAAGATCTCTTTTCCATTCTTTTTAATATCTTCCTTTAATTCAGGACAAGAACCATAATACTTCTTCCAGTCTGATTCTTGTTTTACTCTTCTCTTCTTTCCTGGCGGAGTCCTGAATGCCCAGAAGTATTTTCTACCAATGTACCTTCTACCAGTGGTCTTATTGGTAATACAGTAAACAAAACCAAAGTAGTCCCCAATATCATCAGTGTCAAAAATTGTCCCATTATAGTTCCAGGGATTCTCATAGCTCATATAGTAATCATTAAGAGCTATTATTTATCCTTCAACCGGAACAAAGGTATCCTACTCACGATTTTAGATGTTGTCAAGCCCTTGATAAATACTCAATAAAGTCTTATAATAATGACTGTCTACGTCAATAATATAACCATTAATACTGGGGAATACTTTTCCAGAGACTTTTACTTGGACAATATTGACGGTACACCATTAAACTTGGTTGGATATGCAGCGTCTTCATATATTCGTAAACACCCAGAAAGTTTAAATCCAACTGCAAAATTTAATGTAGGATTTATTGACAGAGATAACGGAAGAATAAGAGTATCATTAGCATCTACCGTAACTGCCAGTATCAAACCTGGTCGATATGTTTATGATGTTTTGTTTACTGATAACACAACTAAAAAGTCAATTGTAATCGAAGGTAATGTTCTTGCAACAGAAGATATTTCCGATAGTTGTATAAAAACTTCTTATCTTTATAGTAGTTTTGGAGTTATTCCAGAATCTGATGGAATTGGTAATCTTAATAATGTAACATCAATAACAATAAACGATATAAATGATTATGGTGTAGTTCATCTTGGAGTAAATGGTAATTGTAGTCAACTCACAAATACAGTAGCACTATTACAAAATGCATCAAATTTAGAAAAGATAAACAATTATATTCGATTGGGTGGAGTTGTTTGGTTTAATACTGAATGGTTTAATGGTAGTCCCAGTGGTGTTGGATGTGCAAATAGAGCAAATACAAATACTATATTAACTTTGCTTGGAACGGAAATCAGACAAGAAGCAGATTCTCCAATTGTTGGAAATCTAACAAGAAGTAATGAAACTGGTGTTGTTTTAAGTGGATTTCCATCTGTATTATATTGCAACGCAACAGCAACATTTACTGGTGGAACACTAGTTTATGGATTCACTGGAAATGATTATTCGGGAAATCCAGTCAATAATGCAAGATTAGTTGTTTATGAAAAAATTGGTAGTGGAATCTTATATGTAAGTGGAGATACAAATACTTGGGATGATGGTACTTATGCACAAAAACTTCCAAATGAATTTTATAATGCACTTAGAAACCTAGTTCTCTACGGATAAATACTTAGAAAACGATGTCGGTATATGTAAATAATCTTACCATTAATATCGGAACAGACTTTGTGCAAACGTATGATTTGTATCAAAGTGGTGGTAAGGTTATTGATCTAACTGGATATTCGGCAGCATCAAGTCTCAGAAAACATAGAGACAGTAATACATCAGTAAGTT